AGAAACGCATGAACGATCAGGGATTTTGGGGAGCTTCATTGAAATGGATTGCTGAGAATGCACCCGCTATTTATGCCGGACTGGCAGCGGTAGGAGTGTCTTCGATGATGAACATCAAGGACGGTAAGCCGAAGAAATACACCATCACCAGCTCTATCGTCTGCGGGATCATCGGCATGAGTCTGTCCGGTCTGATGACTCATGTCGGTTTACCTGCGAACGCTTCAGCCCTGGTCGGCGGGATTGTGGGATTTATAGGGGCGGACAAGCTGCGTGACATTGCCACCGCGATGGTTAATCGCCGCGTTAGCGGCTCTGAAACGCAGGAAGGGAAAAATGAAAATCAGTAATAACGGCCTGAGCCTTATCAAATCGTTTGAAGGTCTGGAGCTTGAAGCCTACCCGGACCCGGGAACAGGTGGCGCACCCTGGACAATCGGATACGGCCACACTGGCCCTGAAGTCTGTAAGGGACTCGTCTGGACAAACACGCAGGTCGATAAGGCGCTGAGCCAGGACGTGGCGCAGTTTGAGCAGGACGTGACGTCACTCGTCAAAGTCCAGATTAATCAGAACCAGTTCGACGCGCTGGTCAGCTTCGCTTTTAACGTCGGGAGCGATATCGACTCTGACGACGTGGCTGAGGGGCTGGGCGACAGTACGTTGCTTAAAAAGCTCAACGCCGGAGACTACAACGGCGCAGCGGACGAGTTTCCAAAATGGAACCGAGCGGGCGGGAAAGTGATGGCCGGGCTGACGAAGCGCCGCAACGCTGAGCGCGATTTGTTCCTGAAAAAGGGCTGAGCCGATGAACTGGCGAGTCATGGCCCTGTGTGCAGTGTTAGCCGGTGCCGTGTTGTTTCTGTGGTCCCGACTGGATGCCGCGCAGGTGGACGTGGCTCGCCTGACTACCGAACGGGACAATCTGTCCATGCAGTTGGATCGCCAGAAAAATCAGGGCCGCACGGAACAATCCATCGGCCAGAACGGGCAGACCAGCAGCCAGCAAGGCAACGCAGAGCAGGAGAAAACGCGAATTGAGATTAGGGAAAAAATCATTCATGAGCCGGGCGCTAATCAGTTTGTGCCTGACGACGTCGCTGGCCGCGTGTGGCAACTCACCCGTCGGGCCAGAATTGTCGTCTTACCAGCCGATGCCAGCCAACCTGACCGCCTCCCGGGTCCCACCACTTCCGGGCGATAAACCCGGACGGCTGACCTACGGCGAGGCCCTGCTCTGGAGTACGGCCTTACTGGAACTGCTGCGACAGAGCAACTGTGATAAGGCATTAATTCGCCAGATTGAGCTGGCCAGGATGGCCAGTGTCGCCACGGTCTGGCCGCTCCCGCAGCCCGTCGAATGCAGTTTGTTAAATAAGGATTAAGCAATGGCCTGGCCAAAGGAAACACGGGACAAAGTCCGCACCGGATACATCTTCGACCAGCTCACGCTTGAGATGGTCGCGCTGAAGTATTCCGTCCCGTATGACACAGCACGACGCTGGAAAATGCAGGCCGCCAAAGATGGCGACGACTGGGACAAACTGCGGGTCGCCCACACGCTGGCCGGGGATGGTCTGGAGAACGTCGCCAGAACGGTTCTGATTAGCCTGGTTATCAAATGCCAGACCACGATGGACCAGTTGAACCAGAACCCGGACGTTCCCCCGAAGATGGCCGTCGAGCTGCTGGCCAGCCTCGCCGACAGCCTGAGCAAAGCGGTATCGAGTAGTAAGAAAATTCTCCCGGAAACGGACCGCCTCGCCACCGCGCTGGAAGTTGTCCAGATGCTGGGCGCGTTTATCAATAATAAGCACCAGACGCTGTACGCCCCGTTTCTGGAGGTGCTGGAGGGCTTCGCCAAAGAGCTGGAGTCTGATTTTAGTTAGGGTTTAACAACACTTTAAAGGTGAATGAAGATGAAAAAAATGGTTAAGAAAATCTGTGTCTGTCTGGCCGTTCTGGTGCTGTCTGCCTGCGCGGTCAGCAAGGAGGATATTGCGCAGGAGCGTCAGCTGGTCTCCGCGCTGCGTGATGCCAACCAGTCCGATCGTGATGTGGTTCGAAGCGAACAAGCGGTGAAGGTTGCCGCCGCAGCGCTGGCCACTGCGAATGCTTCGCTGGTCGTGGCAAAACAAAAGCAGGAACAGGCCCACGCTGCGTTTGAATCGCTATATCAGGCGGCGCAGCCCGCAGAGTCGGTCCAGCCATAACAACCAGCCCGGAACAATCCGGGCCTTTACTCTTTGGGGGAGACATGCAAAAGCAAATTATCGGGAATGCAACGCTTTACTGTGGTGATGTTCTGGAGGTGCTGCCAACGCTCTCCCCCGGATTCGATGCCGTTATTACTGACCCGCCGTACAGTTCCGGTGGCCTGCACAAAGGCCAGCGGGCGGTCGCACCATCCGAAAAATACACCGGGAATAACAATCACCCCGAGTTCAGCGGCGACAACCGGGACCAGCGCAGCTGGGCGTTCTGGTGTTCTCACTGGCTCGGCATGACAACCAGACTGGCCCGCCCGGGCGCTTACTTCATGATTTTCTCTGACTGGCGGCAACTGCCTACGCTAACCGATGTCATTCAGGCCGGTGGCGTTCTGTGGCGTGGCCTCGTCGTCTGGGACAAGACCTTATCCTCCCGCGCTCCCCACACCGGCTATTTTCGCCACCAGGCTGAGTATGTGGTCTGGGGTAGCCTCGGCAAACTGGCCCAGTGCCAGCACGGTGGCCCGTTCCCGGGCGTCATCGTTGAGCGGGTCAACCCGGCGGAAAAGCTGCACATGACGGCGAAGCCGGTCCGGGTAATGGAGCAACTCATCAAACCACTGGCCCCGGGGTCGCATGTTCTGGATCCGTTTATGGGGTCCGCGTCGACGGCCATCCCCGTGCTGGTCAGGGGTGACAGCTTCACTGGGATTGAACTCTCACAAGAATATTTTGATATTGCCTGCGCCCGTATCGAGAAGGCCGTGGCAGAAATGGATCAGGTGTAACGTGGCTAAACGGAAAATATCGCATAAGGAATTTCAGAAGGAATTACAGGAGTATATCGCCAACCTTCGCCAGACCATTGAAGCGGAGTGCGACGGTTTTACTGTCGATCCGAAGGCGAAAGAAGAACGGCTCGCAGCCGTGGCCGACCCGGTCACGGGATATGACCTTTTTGTTCAGACCTATTTCCCGCACTACGTCCGCAACCCGGCAAAGAGCGAGTTACATAAATATTTATTTAAACGGCTGCCGCAGATTATCGCCAGCCCTGACGGCGAGAACGACGCCATCGCGGCCCCCCGTGGTGAAGCAAAGTCGACCCTTGTCAGCCAGCTGTTCGTTCTGTGGACCATTATCCTGGCGCTCAAACATTATCCGGTCATCATTATGGACAGCATCGACCAGGCGTATCCAATGCTGGAGGCTATTAAGGCGGAGCTGGAGTTTAATCCGCGTTTAAAAAATGACTTCCCGGCGGTCTGCGGCCAGGGGCGCGTCTGGCGAATGGGGACCATCGTCACCGTTAACAATATCAAAGTGACGGTCGCGGGCAGCGGTAAAAAGCTGCGCGGCCTGCGTCATGGTCCTTACCGTCCTGACCTTGTCATTCTGGATGATATCGAGAACGACGAGATGGTTCGCAACCATGAGCAACGCGACAAGCTCCACGGCTGGCTGACGAAAACCGTCATGCCCCTGGGCGAGGCTGGCGGGAAAACCGATATCGTCTATATCGGGACTATCCTTCACTACGATTCCGTTCTTTCCCGTACCCTGGATAACCCGATGTGGAAAACGGCCCGCTTTAAGGCCGTGATCCAGTGGCCCGCCAACATGAAACTGTGGGACGAATGGGAAGAACTCATCCGCAATAAACAGGTGGAGGCCGCCGAAGTCTTCTACATGAATAACGCCTTCGAAATGCTCGCCGGGTCAGTCGTGTCCTGGGCGGCGCGTCCGCTTCTGGCACTGATGAAAATCCGCGTTCGTGACGGTCACGACACCTTCGACAGTGAATATCAGAACGACCCGGTCAGTGGTGAAGATGCGCTGTTCGTGGGCTGTGTCAATTTTTGGGTGAACCGCCTCAGCGAGTGGGTTTTCTATGGTGCAGTTGATCCAAGCCTCGGCAAGAAGAACAAGAAGCGCGACCCGTCGGCCATTCTGGTCGGGGGTTTTAACCGTTACACCGGAATTCTGGACGTCGTGGAAGCCGATATCCGCCGCCGTTTACCCGATAAAATCATTGAAGACACCATCAAATACCAGCGCGAATGGCACTGCCTTTGCTGGTCTATTGAGGCTGTCCAGTTCCAGGAGTTTTTACGCACCGTGTTAATTCAACGTTCTGCCCAGCTCGGCGTTCCTGTTCCGGCGCTGCCGGTCATTCCTCTGGAAGATAAGGCCCTGCGTATCGAGTCGTTGCAGCCGCATATGGTCAACGGTCTGATCCGTGTCAGCCCGACCCACCAGACGCTAATAGACCAGCTCAGACACTATCCGAAGGCAGACCACGACGACGGCCCGGACTGTCTTCACATGCTCTGGACGCTGGCCGTCTCCCGTAGTGCTAAATTCCAGGTACACACACCGCGTAATGGCGGGCGCGACCGTGATGGTCGCTTTGGTCAGGGGGGCTGGTAATGGCTCAGATTGTTGATGTATATGGTCGACCGCTCCAGCGTGAGACGCTGAAGACTGAACAGACAGTAAAGGTCGCGGACCGTCTGCGAATTTACCCGGACCACCCGTCACGCGGGCTTAATATCCGCAAGTTACCGCGCATTCTCCAGGCCGCAGAACAGGGGAGCCTGTCGGCTCAGGCGTGTTTATTCGGTGACATGGAAGAACGCGATGGACACCTGTTCGCGGAGATGGAGAAGCGTCGCAACGCGCTTTTAACGCTGGACTGGTCAATCGAGCCACCGCGCAATGCCAGCGCTGAGGAACTTAAATTAACCGCTGCTATCGATGACTGGCTGCGTGGTATTCCGAACATGGAGGACGTGGTCCTCAACGGGATGAGCGCCGTCGGTTACGGCTTCAGCTGCCAGGAAATTGCCTGGGAACTGACGGATAAAGTCTGGCTTCCATCGTCGATTAACTTGCGACCACACTACTGGTTTAACACGCTGCCAGACCAGGGCGACGAGATACGTCTGGACGATGGCAGCTATCAGGACGGCAAGAGCGGATCAGAACTGTGGCCGTTTGGCTGGCTGGTTCATCGTCATAACGCCCGCTCCGGGTTCGTGGGGTCCTCTGGCCTCTACCGTGTGCTGGTCTGGCCGTATCTGTTCAAGAACTTTGCACTGCGCGACCTTGCGGAGTTCCTGGAAATTTACGGCCTCCCGGCCCGTATCGCGTACTACGCACAGGGAACCAGCGACGAGGACCGCGATAAGATTCTGGAGGCGCTGGTCCACCTCGGCCATGAGGCTGTGGCGGCTATTCCGCAGGGGAATGAAATCAAATTCGAGGAAGCGGCCAGCGGTGGCGCTGACGCATTCATGGCCATGATTGACTGGGCGGAGCGCACGACATCAAAAGCCATACTGGGAAGCACGCTGACCAGTCAGGCCGATGGCAAATCGTCGACCAACGCGCTGGGGAATGTTCACAACGAGGTCCGCCACGACCTGATGACGGCGGACGCCCGCCAGATTGAGGGGATGTTCAGCAGCCTGATCCAGATGCTGGCCGCGCTAAACGGTTACAGCGACATTCATCCGCGCCGCCTGCCGCGTCTGGTCTTCGATACGCAGGAAGAAACCGACATTAGCGACTGGGCCGACGCCATCGCCACGCTGGTGAATGAGGTCCGCCTGCCGAATATCCCGACCGCGTGGGTCCGTAAGAAAGCCGGTATTCCGACGCCGAAAGATGGCGAGGAAGTGCTGGCGCTGCCGCAGTTGCCGACCGGCGGCGGGACCGCGAGTCTGAGCCGCATCCGTCAGCAATTGCGGCTGGCCGCGCTCAGCAACCAGACGACGGAAGATGACGACCCCACCCAGCTCGCCATCGACCGGGCGGAGCTGCCCGCCGATGATATCAATCAGGGGATGGCTGAGCTGCTGGCCCCGTTGGTTCAGGCGCTCCAGCAGGGGCAGAGCGCAGACGAGGCGATGAACATACTGGCGGAAGCCTGGCCAACCTTGCCCGATGCAGAGCTGCGCCAGCTGCTGGAGCAGGCCATCTTTGTGGGCGATATCTGGGGGCGTCTGAATGCCGACAGCTGACGATGTTGATCTGGGGTTCGCCTACTCGCTGGCCCCGGAGGAAGCGCTCAATTATTTCGAGTCGAAAGGCTACGCCATCGGCTTCAACTGGCACGACGTCCAGACGGTCGCGCACGCCCGGGCCTTCACCGTGGCGGGCGTGCTGAAGCTCGACGTTCTGAACGATATCCGCAGCAGCCTGACCGACGCGCTGGCCAACGGCAACACTTATGCCGAGTTCGTCAAGCAGCTGCAGCCGGTACTGGAGGCGAAAGGCTGGATGGGTAAGGGTCTGGTTGCCGACCCGGAGACCGGCGAGCTTCAGGGCAAACAGCTGACGCCGCGCCGGTTACAGACGATATTTGATACCAACATTCAATCGAGCTACAACGCGGGCCGCTATCAGCAGCAGATGGCCAACGTGGCCGACCGGCCCTATTTTGAGCGCGTGGCCGTCATGGACACACACACGCGCCCGAAACATGCCGCGCTTAATGGCTTCACCGCACCAGCGGACGATCCTGTCTGGGAATACTTCTACACCCCGGACGGCTACGGCTGCCGCTGCCGTATTCGCGCCCGGTCACAGTCTGACGTTGAGAAGTACGGCCTGACGGTGCAGAGCAGCGAGGGTCGTCTGGTCGAAGTGGAACAGGAGTACGGCCAGCCGGGGAACCTCGTCAAGACGATGGGCCTCAAAATGCCGAACGGGACCATCTACACCGCCGACCCCGGGTTCGGGTTCAACCCGGGCCGCGTGGCGTTTCAGCCGACGCTGGACAAGTATTATTATCAGTCGGCGCGTCAGTACGTTACTGGCTCCCTCACAGGTCCCGATTTTGCACTCGGCGTGCAGAACGTCACTCATCTGGACAAACAGCAACGCTATCCGCTGGCCATCCTATCCCCGTCACAAGTCAGCAAAGTGGCGGCCAGTGGCCAGACTGTGAACGTGACAGCTCCGGTGATGCAGCAGCTGGCCACCCGCGAGACACCGCCCGCGCTGTCGGATTATGTACTGATGCAGCAGACTATCGAAAACGCCGGACAGCTGACGCAGGACGGCACAGCCTGGCGCTATTCCATGCAGTACGGCGACCGCTGGTCTGTGGCCACCGTAGAAGGCGACGAGCTGACGGCCTGGACCATGCAGGACACCCCGGGGGAATAATGGCTAAGGACTCACTGAATTTAAAAGTCGACCTCAGCGCGTATGACGCCACGTTGCTGAAGCTCATTCGTGCAACCAAAGACCGGCACGACCTGATGACGGCGCTGGCGGGGACGATGCTGGACGCGGTCGAGACCAACTTCCAGCACGAAGGCCGCCCGAAGTGGATGGGATGGAGTCCGGCCTATGCGAAACGACGCGGCTCCGGCCAGATACTTCAGAAGTCCGGGCGACTGGCGGCGAGTATTCGCGCCGCCATCACCAACAACGACGCCACGGTCGGGACCAATGTCAGATACGCAAGGATCCACAATGAAGGGGGCGAAATTAAACACGAAGCCCGAAGCCAGAATCTCTATTTTAAGCAGTACAAAAACGGCAGCGTCAGCCGCCAGTTCGTCAAAAAGCGTAACAGTAACTTTGTGCAAAGTGCGACGGTCGGGGCGTATACGGTGAAGATGCCTGCGCGTCCGTTCCTCCAGCTGATTGACAGTGACATTGTCGACCTGGAAGAAACCGCAAAACGCTATTTCGCCAGCGTCATTGACTAAGCACACACAAACGCGCTGTAATCCCCGCTATGCATTCCAGTCCCCTCGATTGCAGTCTGGTGACACTTACCCGGTTAAAAGCGCTTAGAATCGTTTTTAAAAAGGGTTTAAAAACGGTTCGGCCTCTGTCCTCCCCCCAGTTTTATATTCCTAAGCGCTGAACCCCCTCAGCCGCTACCACGTTTTGAACCGCGTCATCATGCTGGCCATGAAAACACGTATCGCGGCTTTAGCCCTCGCAATCAATACAGCCACAAACGAGATCCAGTTATTCCCCGCCGGGGAATTTGCTGGCGTAGACGGTCGTCCGCAGGACGTCGACGGTGGCAAATGGATAATTAACGCCGAGCTGGCCACAGCTCTTGTGGCACAGGTTGACGCAGCAAACACCCCGCTGGTCATCGACTACGAACATCAGACCCTGCGCACCACAGAGAATGGCCAGCCCGCCCCGGCGTCTGGCTGGTTCAGCAAGGTGGAATGGCGCGAAGGCGTGGGTCTCTACGCCGTCGGCGTGGAATGGACCGAAAAGGCGGCGGCCATGATTGCTGCCGGTGAATATCGTTTTATCTCGCCCGTGTTTACCTACAACAAGCGCGGCGAAGTCTGCCAATTGCTGCACGCGGCACTCACTAACACCCCTGCGCTGGACGGGATGGACGCGGTGATGCTTGCCGCTGCCAGCCGTCTTGCCAGCTTATCAACCGAAACGGAGACCACCATTGTGGATGAAGAACAACTTGCCATGTTACTGGCCAATTTGCGTTGGCTGCTGAACCTGCCGGAGACGTCGACCCCGGAAGAAGTCTGCGCAGAATTGAAAAAGATTATCGATGGCGTATCCGGCAGTCAGGGTACGGCGGCGGCTTCGGTCGGTCTGTCCGCGCTTCTGGCCCAGAAGGATGAACAAATCGCCAGCCTGTCTGCCAATGCCTATGACCCGGCGAAACACTCCCCGATAGAGGTCGTCACCGATTTACAAAGCCGCCTGGCGGCTCTGTCGCAGACCTCCAGCTCGGCGGAGGTCGACACCCTGGTTCAGGCAGCGCTGTCCGATGGCCGCCTGCTGCCGGTTCAGGAGAACTGGGCGAAGGACTACGGAAAAAAAGACGTGGCCGCATTCAAAACCTGGCTGGGCAGCGCCCCGAAAATTGCAGCCCTGAGCCATAAGCAGAGCGACACAATTATTCCACCGAAGCCTGAGGACAAACTCAATCTTGCGCAATTGTCAGCAGAGCAAATCGCGATATGTAACCAGTTCGGCAACGACCCGGCAGAAATGGCTAAATTACTCGAGGAATAAAGCAATGGAACTAAAAACAATGATCAAAGAAGGGCAGCTTTTTAGTGTCCCGCTAAACGCCGGAACAAAAATTTACATGGGTAATTTAGTAATATTATCAAGCGGATATGCAACTGGCGGGGCAATCAACGGGACAATGACTGTAGTCGGAATTGCAGATGAATCTGTAGATAATACTGGCGGAGCACAAAGCTTGAAATCAGTTCTTGTTCGCAGGAATGAATGTTACTGCCTCCCAAACGACACAACAGCACCAGTCACACAAGCCTTGGTCGGGAAAATGTGTTATGCAAAAAATCAGACAACGCTCACTGCTGACAGTACTGCGCCCGCAGTCGGAAAAGTACTTGAAGTCAATAGTGACGGAATATGGGTTTACATCTCTTAACTTAAAGGAGTAAAAAATGATTGTTAACAAAGCGAATATTCAGCTGTTTTTCGTCAACCTTAAAACCACGTTTAACGGGGCGTTAAAAGCTGCTCCGACTCAGTGGCAAAAGGTGGCGATGAAAATCCAGTCCACAAGTCGCGCCAATGATTACGGATGGCTGTCCAGCTTCCCTGGTATGCGTAAATGGATTGGTGACAAAGTCATCAAATCACTGGCAGCCTTTAAATACACCGTCATTAACGATGACTGGGAAGCCACCATCGAGGTCGACCGTAACGACCTGTCAGACGATCAGACCGGGATTTATGCCATCCAGGCGAAGTCCGCCGGGGAGTCAGGCGCACAGTTGCCGGACGATCTGGTCTTTGGGCTGGTTAATGAGTCGTTTTCCTCGCCTTGCTACGACGGCCAATATTATTTTGACAGCGATCACCCTATGGGCGATGGCGTATTTTCCAACAAAGGGACAAAGGCGCTGTCCTGCGCCTCACTGGCTGCGGCTCAGGCATCGTATGGCGTGGCGCGTACTCAAATGCGCAAGGTCAAGGACGATGATAATCGCCCGCTGAATGTAAACCCTAACATTCTGTTGGTCCCGGTTGCCCTGGAAGATACCGCCCGCACTTTGATGACGGCGGACCGCCTGGAAGATGGCAAAGTCAATATTTACAAGGGGACCGCCGAAGTCGTGTCCGAACCGCGTCTGACCAGCGACACCGCCTGGTTCCTGCTGGATACCTCCAAAGCCATCACGCCGTTCTTCTATCAGGAGCGCGAAGCCCCGCACCCGGTCGAACAAACCGACCTGAACGCGGACGATGTTTTCAACCGTAAAAAATTCAAATTCGGCGCGGAAGCTCGTGGCGCGGCAGGCTTCGGCCTGTGGCAGTTGGGCTATGGTTCCACAGGAACGGAGGCGTAAGACATGGAAAAGGTTATTGATATTACCGCCAAACGCGACGGGTTCCGCCGTGCAGGTATGCAGCACAGTGACACTACCCAGACATGGCCACTGGATAAGTTCACGTCTAAGCAGATTAAAGAACTTCAGGCCGAGCCGATGCTTGTCGTGGCTATCCGTAACGCGGACGACCAGCCCGCTGGTCCAGATAATTCGTCTCAAGTGAAAACGCTCACCGAACAACTGGACGCCGCAAGTGGCCAGATTAAAACGCTGACCGGTCAACTGGCTGACGAACAGGCGAAAAATAAAAGCATTCTCGATTTACATGAGGATGTTCGCACCGAAGCCACTCAACAGCTGGAAGATGAGCGCCAGAAGACCAGCGAGCTGGCCACCGAACTGGACGGCGAACGTCAGAAGGTCGCAGACCTGACCGCGCAGCTGGAAGCCGCCACCAAGAAAGGGAAGTAATCATGAGCTACGCCACACCAGACCAGTTCGTTAAAACCTTCAGCGAGCGCGAGGCCATTTCCCTGACCGATGAAAAACGCACCGGTCAGGTGGACAACGACAAGCTGACCTTTGCCCTGTCCCGGGCCAGCGCGGTCATCGACGGCTATCTGGTGGGGCGTTACAAAACCCCTTGGCCCGACTCGCCGGGGATTCTGGTCGGCTACTGCTGCGACATTACCCGCTATCAGCTGGCGAGCGATTTCCGCCTGCTGTCTGAGGAAATCCGCCTGCGCTATGACGATGCGATCAAGTTCCTGACCAAAGTTTCAGAGGGCAAGATTAACCTCGGACGCGACAGCTCCGGCGGCGTGATCCAGTCCTCATCCCAGATGCGCATTTTCTCCGGCGTTCGCCAGTTCGGTCGTGAGTCCACACGCGGGGGAGCGTTTTGATTACCGATATCGAGCGGGCGTTAGTGGACCGGCTGCGTCGTGGTCTCGGCCAGATGGTCTGGGACGTAGTCACTTACGCCGGCGAACTGGACGACGACCTGGGGAAAATTCTCCACCGGCTCCCGGGCGTCTGGGTGACGTTCGGCGGCATCCAGAAAACCGAGCGTTACAGTACTTCCCGCCAAAAGCGGAAAGTGACGGGCCGTTTTGTGGTTGTGGTCGGCGACTACAACACCCGCGACGAAGAAACCACCCGTCAAGGTGGCGTAAATCTGAATGAGGTCGGGACGAACCTCCTGGTGGAGTCGGTTCGCCGACTCATCACCGGGCAGGACCTAGGGATGAAAATCGACTACTTCGAACCGGGCCGGGTCCGCACCCTGTTTAACTCGAAAACAGAGGATAAAGCGGCTTCCGTCTTTGCGTGTGAGTTCGATACGAAATGGATGGAACTGGCTCTGGAAAACGGCAAGTGGCCGGAACGGTCGAACAACCCGAACGCACCGGACGCCGCGTTTAATACCTACCGGGGCGAGCTGTCCGATCCTGATCCTGATTTGCTGCGTATCGGGATGCGCTATCACCAGCCCGGAACGGCTCCAGAAGATGACCCCGAAGACCTGGTCGAACTGAGGAAAGAAAACAATGGCACTGATTAAAGTTAAAGCGGCCCCGGGAGTGAACAAGTTCCCGAAGGAACGCGACGTTAAAAACTACATCACCCGGGAGCCGGTCGAGGTGGAAAGTTCCGCCTACTACCGCCGCGCCCTCAAAGACGGCGATTTGCAGCGGGTCATCGATGCACCGCCAGTCACTTCCAGCGGGCAGGTTAAGGCCATCAAAGCCGAAACCACTCAGGATAAAGCAAACAAGAAGGCGTCCGAGAATGAGTGAAATCCAGTTTGACACCATCCCGAACAGCATCCGTAAGCCGGGGACGTACATCGAATTTAACACCCGTCTGGCGGTCAACACGCTGCCCGGGAACCCCCAGCGCGTTCTGGTCATCGGTCCGATGTTATCCACCGGCACCGCCGAACCCCTGACCGCTGTCTCTGTCTTCTCCGATGACGAAGCGGCGCAGTATTTCGGCGCGGGGTCACTTGCGGCAAACATGGCCGCAGCGGCCATCACTGCGAACAGTTATCTCCAGCTGGATGTTATCGGCATTGAAGACGGCGAAGCCGGGGTGGCTGCTGGCGGGTCGCTGAAGATTACAGGCACGGCCACAAAGGCCGGAACTCTGTCCGTGTGGATTGCAGGGACGCAGGTCGCTGTCAACGTGGCCAGTGGTGACAAACCGCAAACCATTATCCCGGCTCTGGTGGCCGCAATGGCGCAGGATCCGACGCTGCTGGTTAACGGAGCCTATGACACGGAAAACAGCCAACTAACCGTCTCCACCCGCACCTTTGGGGAATGGGGGAACGGCATCACCCTACAGGCCAGCACCACCGCCACCGGGCTGACGCTGACCCTCACGCCAATGGCAGGCGGCGAAATGGATCCGGATATCCAGCCCGCGCTGGATGCGGTTTTTGCCGCAGGCCATAACATTCTTATTTGTCCGTTCAGCACCGATGACGCCCTGGCGGCGCTCAGTGAGCATTTGACCAGCACCGGTAGCTCGATTGAGCAGCGCGGCGCGGTCGGTTGTGCGGGCTGGGTCGGCAGTCTCGGCACCGGAACAACGCTGGCCAGCAACGTGAACGACGGGCGGCTCTCAATTCCCTGGTATCGCGGTTCGCAGAAGTTACCCGCCATTCTGGCGGCGACTTATGGCGCTGTGATGGCCAGCGAAGAAGACCCCGCCCGCCCGTTGAATACTCTCGCACTGAACGGGATGGACGTTGTGGCCATGACGCAGCGCGAAGGCCGCAACGAGCAGGAAAGCGCCCTGTATAACGGCCTGACCCCGATTGAGGTCGGTCCGGGTAACACGGTGCAAATCGTCCGAGCTATCAGCAGCTACATGGTCAATCAGCAAGGCGTAGAGGACCCGGCGCTGCTGGATATTACATCCATCCGCACGCTGGATTATGTCCGCAAAGCCTGCCGTGACCGTATCAGCCAGCGTTTCCCGCGTGAAAAACTCAGCACCCGCACACCGCCAAAGATTCAGAGCGAGCTTTACGACGTGCTGACCAAGCTGGAGGAGTCGGAAATTATCGAAAATGTGGCCGCCAATAAAGACAAGCTGATTGTCCAGAAAAGTGGCACCGACCCTAACCGCTGCGATTCGGTTATTCCCGCCGACGTGGTCAATGGTCTGCACGTTTTCGCAGGCCGTATCGATATGATTTTGTAAGGAGGGTTACCGCATGGCGCTAGAAGAATACGTCGGTTCGATTGTCATGGAGATTGACAGCCAGGAAATCGAAATCACCGACCTTGATGTTCAGATTGTAACGGGTCGAAAGCTCGTAAAGACCATGAACAAGACCGGTAAGGCGAAAGGTTTCTCTCGTGGGATTGCCACTTATGAGCTGTCTGTGTCTGCGGTTATTCCCGACACCGACGAACCGGACTGGGAGAATCTGGAGGGCGTGAAAGTCTCCACTTACCCGCTGAATAACAGCGGCAAACGGACCTCATACCTTGATTGTTTTGTCACGGAAGTGGGCGAGAAATACACGGTCGACAACGAAGCTAAAGTCGATATTAAACTGGCAGCACTGAGCAAGGTTGACGCGTGATGATCAGGACGGAAAAAGGACAGCTACTGGACGGGATTCCCTTTGGGGATGTCCTTCATCGGGAATTTGAACTCCGCCTGCCGGTACTTGCCGATACCGGTCAGGCGCTGGACGATGCTGAGGACCGTTTCGGGACGGTGGAAGGGTTCGCGGCGGATGCGTTCTATCGCGCTGCGGTGATGTCCAGTGCGCTCGTTAGTCTGGGCGATATTCCGAAAGACGAACTGACCGCTGAGCTGCTGTACGGCAACCTGACCAGCGATGATTACGACGTTCTGCAACAGGCACGGGAGAAGCTGAAGGCAAAGCGGAGCGGCGGGAATCCCGGCTCGCCGGACTCCGCCTCACCGTCCTTGCCCTCGGACGTTGCGGAGTCAGCGAAGAACGCATAATGCAAATGAGCCGTCCGGAACTGGACGGCTTTATTGCTGCACTCGGCAGACTTAACGGCAACAAACCAGGCAAAAAAGACACCGCCGCCACCCACCAGAAATTTAAATCCCTCAGAAAGAAACGTAAAAAAGGGAAAACCCGCAATGGCCGGTAATTTCAAAGTAGGCATGACCCTGACCGCAAAGGACGACGCGACCGCTGTCCTGGTCAAAGGTCTGAAACTCACCACAAAGGCCGCCACCGACGCGGAAGCTGCCGTCGAGAATGTTGGCCAGGCCCAGCAGAAAACCACCCAGCAGAACGCCAGAAGCGGCAGAACGGCGGCGGAAGAATCTCGCCGTGCAGCTGCCGCCCGGGAAAATCTCGGCGTTCGTTCTGAGCGCAGCATCCAGCGCGAAATCGCGCAGACCATTTCCAGCTATAACCGCCTGGCACGTTCGGGCGTCGCTTCAGCCCGTGAACAGGAGCGGGCCTTCCGTTCGATGAAAAGCCAGGTCAAGGAGCTGCGTCAGGAGATGAGGGGCTTCAGTCGGATGGGCGAAGCCAAACGCATGGGTGGAAATGTCCTGAGTATCGCCGGAGGACTGGCTGCAGGTGCGGCGGTTGCCGCTCAGCCTGTCGGTCGCCAGATGGCCTATGAGCGTAACCTCAGCATGATGGCCAATACCGCGTTTAGCGAAGGCGGTCAGGCTGGACGACTGGCCGGACGCAACAAGCTGAAGACCAGCATCCGGTCAGCGGTCAGCTACGGCGGCGGCACCAAAGAAGACGCCTCCGACGCCATGAATCAGATGCTGGCCAGTGGCGTCGTGTCCTATGACTCCGCGAACAAGCTGCTTCCCGAAATCATGAAGAACGCCACCGCTTCCGGCGCGTCGGCGTCTGACCTTGCCATGATAGCCATCAAGGGAAAGCAGTCTTTTGGCATGAAGGACGAAGACATTCCGGCCATGTTGAATATGTCAATCGCTGCCGGTAAAGCGGGTAACGTTGAGCTGAAGGACATGGCCCGTTATCTTGCGCCGCAGATGGCCGCCGCTGGTTCTGCGGGGATGAAAGGCATGGACGACTTCGCCAAACTGCTGACCCTGAACGAAGCAGCCGGAGTAACAGCCGGGAGCAGTGACGAGGCCGGGAATAACGTCGTCAACCTGCTGGCCAAAATCACCAGCCAGGACGCCGCCAACGCTGCTGCAAAAATCAAAATTAACGGCCACGGGATTGACCTTCCGGGGACGCTAGCCAACGCCCGCGAAAAAGGGATCGATCCTGTCGAGGCGTTCTCTCGGGTCGTGGACAAGGTTGTCGGCAGCGACAAGCGGTATCAGCAGCTCCAGAAACAGTTAGCCGGTGCAAAGGATGGCGGCGAACGTGCGGCCACGCTGGAATCGATGGCCACGCTTCTGGAGGGGAGCGGCGTCGGGAAGGTCGTGGCGGACCGTCAGGCCCTGATGGGCTTGCTGGCATACCGAAATAACCCGGAATACCGGAAGCAGGTCGAGGCACAAATTAACCAGCAGCGGACCCTTCCCGAAGGCAAACGCGCCGGAGATGAGGACTTCGCCTTTATTGCCGGTACTAATGATTTCAAAGTGGAGCAGGCAAAAAACACGGCTGATTTTGCGCAGATGGACAGCGTCAAGAAACTGGCAGATATGGCAGGTTCAGCGGCGGAAGAAGTCAGCAAGCTGGGCCAGGAGTTTCCCGGGCTGACCACTGCCGTGGCTGGGGCCACGACGGCTATCCAGTCAATGACCGCAGCGGCAGTGGCGTTCGCCGGTCTGAAGTTCCTCACAGGCGGAGCGGCGGGAGCTGCTGCCGGAGCCACTGGGGCAACAAGTGCGGCTACCGCTGCGGCAGCCTCAGCGGCAAAAAGCGGCTCCCTGTGGGGCGCACTCGGCAAGCTGGCCGGAGGTGCGGGAATTGTGACGTCGTTTGCAACCGCAACCAGCCCGGAGGAAGACGCCGCCGTTACTGGCAGCGATGAGCGCTGGAAACAGATCCGCGCCAAATACCCACAGACCACCATCGACGCCGCCCGCAAAAAATACCAGCCCTGGTATCAGTTCGGGGAAGGCTATTCCACCGAAAACGAGCAATGGATCCAGCAGTACCTGGCCGACGAGCAGAACAGCGCACGGGGAGCCAGCATAAGCCCTGAGCAGGTTCTACCAGGTGCGGCACCGGGCGCAGGTGGCAGCGCGACCCCGGGACCACAGAACAACGCCACCCCGCAACAGGCACAGAGTGGAGCGCAGCCATCACAGCCGGTAAACGTGACCACACAGCTGGTCGTTGATGGTCACGTTCTGGCGGAAGCGCTGAACAATTACAACGTCCAGGACGGCAACCGAGGCACAGGAGGACCAAAATAATGGGATGGGCCGAAAATCTACAAATAGCATCCTTCAGGGGCGTGACGTTTGACGTCACCGCCACGAACGAACAAATCAGCCGCGACCATGCTCAGTATGAGTACCCGAACGTCGACGGCGCGGACGTGAAAGACCTGGGACGCAAGCCGCGTAACTTCCGCCTCACGGCTTTTTTGTGGGGTGACACATACGAATACCAGTTACAGCGCCTGATAGCCGTCCTTGACGAACCCGGCGACGGGGAGCTGATCCATCCGGTTTATGGTTCCTTCCCCTCGGTCATCGTTCCTGGCTACGATATCCGGCACGATGCCGAGAACCCGGACAGCTGCACGGTGGAGCTGACGTTTCTGGAAAATCGCACCGGCACGACGCTATTCAGCACGGCATTACCGGAAATGTTCGGCAGCGCGTTATTCGATGAACTGGACAAACTCACCAGCGAGCTGGCCGACTTCTTCGCAGCGATAACAGCCCCTTTAGATACCGTTAACAGCCTTATTAAACGTGGTAAAACGGTGGAGTCTACGCTGATAAACACGCTGCTAACCTTTAAAGATGATGTGAGCTATACCACCGAGCAACTGGTCGGTCTGGCCACTGCGCCTGATGAATTTATCCAGGAACTCAGCAACGTTCTGGAGGTTCACACCGCCAACGTGGCCAGCGCTGTTCCTTCCCTTGCCGTGTCGGCTCCCGTAACGACCATCGGCATGGCTTCAGCCGCGCCAGACGTTGCCACGCCGCCGACCGTTATCTCCAGCTGGAATGAGGTCGTCAGCGACATGGACAGCCTGGTCGAGCTGCCGGAGTCCTTTATTAACGGCGATGTGACACCGGTCATCCCGCTGCCGTCTGGCGCGTCTGCTTCGGACGTGCAGGACGTCAAAGCGGCCTATTCTGTTTCCGCTGTGACGGAGCTGGCCAGCGCGGCCAGCGCGATTTTGTCCGATGACGTGCAGACGGCCTTGCTCACCCCGGACGATATCGAAAAACTGGTCGACGACGTGCGCACCCGGATCCAGTCTTCCATCACGTTCTTACGTTCGCGCTATGAACCCGCCCGGGCGCAGATAACCGAGACCGCGTCCCCGGTGGGAATAATGTGGATCCAACTGGTCGAAAGACTGGAGACCGCAGGGCTGGCCGTCCAGGACTTAGGTCTGCTGGTTCTGTCCCGTCGTCCACCACTGACCCGTAAACGCGTACAGGCCGACAGCTGTCTGCGCCTTCTGGCTCATTACTGGTATGCAGACCACAGCCGGGCGGCGGAGCTTCTGCGCCTGAATCCACTGGTTCGGGATCCGAACCTCATCACAGCCGGGATGGTTCTCAATGCCTACGCAAAATAACCAACAGGACGTTATCAGCCTGGTTATCGCCGGTCGGTCTCATTCGGACTGGACGAACTACCGTATCGACAGTGATTTTCTGAAGCCTGCGGACGCCTGGCAATTATCGCTCGGCCTGCCGGATAAGACCTTTCCCGCTGACATTGTTCGCGGTGCAGTCATCAAGCTACAGGTCGGCGGCGAGACCGTTCTCAGTGGCCGGATTGACTCTGTCCGCCGCATTGTCTCCCGCCAGACATATTCGCTGGCGCTGACCGGGCGCGATGACGCGGCCATCCTGGTCGACTGCGCCGCGCCGGTATTCAGTGCCAATCAGCTGACCCTGGACGAAGTCATCGAGAAGATAGTCCGCCCGCTGGGGATCAGAAATATACGCATACAGGCCGCCAGCGCCCCGCGTAATGATAAAGTCACGATTGAGCCAGGAACCCGGGCATGGGATGCGCTGGAGAAGGCCGCCGCTGGTCGTGGCCTGTGGCCGTGGCAGGCGGCTGACGGGACGTTAATCGTCGGCGGTCCGGACTATTCGGCCAGCCCAGTGGCCACGCTGGTGCTGAAGAACGACGGCACCGGAAATAACGTCTTATCTCTGGAGGATAACCGGTCCATCAATGGCTGTTTTTCAGAGCTGACGGCACTGGCTCAGGGCCATGCCCGGGCCGCTGACAGCAAGAGCAGCACGGCACCGCTTCCGATGGATATCTGGGACGAGAATGGCGGCGTAGTGCTGAAGGCCAGCGGCGAAAGCACCAACGACAGCCAGACCGGTTCGCATAACATGAAAGCCGTGGCCACCGACCCCACAGTGGGCTATTACCGCCCGCAGATAGTCACCATCGGCGACACCAACAACATGGAACAGGTTAACTACAGGGCCAAAAAGGAGATGAGCGACGCCCGTCTTTCTGGCTGGGATATCAGCGCCGAGGTAAAGGGCCACAGGACCGCCGATGGCATTCTGTGGGAACCGGGTCAGCGGGTCCGCATTGTTAGCGAACCCCACGGGCTGGACGCCATTTTTTTCCTGATGGGCCGCCAGTTCAGTGGCGGACGCAATGGCCAGACGACCGGCCTCCGGTTTAAAGAGGATGGCGTGTGGATCCCCGACGCCTTCCCGCGTGAGAAAAAACGCCACCACCGTGGCAAAAAAGCGAAGAACGACGTGGCAATAGTGGACGTATGAGGGCATTACGATGTGGCAAAAAGTAAACCAGCGCATTTCGCAGGCGCTCCAGAATATTCGCCAGGCATTTCGTGTCGTCACCAGCTCCACCGACAGCACGACGAAGGTCCAGATGCTTCAGCTCAGCGGACTGGCCGGGGAAAAGCTCGACGGCGCGGAGTATTTTCAGCACTACGGCCTCACCTCAAACCCGCCCGCCGGTTGTATGGGGATAGCGGTCCCGCTGAACGGGGCGACGTCCCACACCGTCATTGTGGCCACTGAACACGGCACCTATCGACTTAAAGAACTCAGCCCCGGGGAAGTGGCTCTGTACACCGACGAAGGCGCTAGCGTGGTTTTGAAACGTGGGAAAATCATTGAAGCGACCTGTGACGTCTACCGCGTTAAATGTAAGACCTATGAGGTGCAGGCCGAGGAGAGCGCAGACTTTACGACACCGACGCTAACGGCCAGCCAGGAGGTCATCGCGACGGGAAAAATCAGCGGTAACGGTGGCATGGCCATCAAAGGCGGTGACGGTGGCGCGACTGCTGAGTTCGAGGGTACAATCCAGCAGACCGGCGGCAGTTATCAGACCGACGGCGATGTTAAAGCCGGGACCATTTCACTGACGGGCCACCAACACCCGAACGGCAACGACGGCAACCCAACCGGAGCGCCAACACCCTGAGCGCTGAACCCCCTCAGCCGCTAACCCCCTGGCCATGCTGCCACACTGGCAGCATGGATCAGAATATCTCTACCACTACCGGCGATTACACCAGCAACCGGATTTATTCCCTTCAGAACGCGGTTTATCTGCGCCTTGAGACCCCGCTCGGGAGCTACTGGGCCGACCCCGCGCTGGGGTCGCGTCTCTATGAGCTGAAGCGGGAAAAAGACGTCCCACGCGTAAGGCTGCTGGCGGGTCAGTATTCCGAGCAGGCGCTTCAGCCGCTCCTGGACGACGGGCGGGCGCAGTCCGTTACCGTTGAAACCCAGCAAGGCCCGACGGGCTGGCTGTATTTGTTGATTACGGTCGTGGACAGCTCAGGCACTCCCCACAAATTTAAACACCCCGTAAGGATCACGTAATGACTTTTCCGGTCCCAACCGTCGCGGAAAGCACAGACCGCCAGCTGCGTGATATTAAAAACGCGCTACCGGATGAAAACGTCGACACCAGCACAGACAGCGATTATGGCGTCCGTGCTGCTGCCGTGTCGGGCGTGGCTGATGGTCTCTATGCCTATCAGGGCTGGATAGTTCGTCAGATTTTCCCTGATACCGCCGACTCTGAAAATCTGGAACTGCAATGTAAACAGCGCAACGTTTACCGCAAGAAGGCCACCAGTTCGTCAGGGACGGCCAGCGTCACCGGCACCGCCGGAAAGGTACTGGCAAGCGGCGCACAAATCCGGGGTGAAGGCGTCAGCGTGGCCACCACCGAAGCCTGCACCATCGGCGAGGACGGCACAGCGCAGGTCGCCGTAAAAAGTACAGGAACCGGGGCGACAACTAACAGCAGCGCCGCACAGTCGGCGACGCTGGTCAGCCCCCCTGAAGGCATTAACAGCGCCGTCACGGTTAACCCGCTGACGGGCGGCACCGATGCAGAATCGGATGCCAGCCTGCTGGCGCGTTACCTGGATATTCTGCGTAAGCCGCCAGCGGGCGGGAATAAATACGACTATAAGCGCTGGGCGCTGGAAATTGACGGCGTAACATCGGCTTATGTTGAGCCGCTACGGCGGGGACTTGGGACCGTTGATGTGGCCATAACATCGAATAACGATCTGCCACCGCAGGACCTCATAGACGCCGTTCTGGCACACATTGAAGACGTTCGCCCGGTAACAGCGAAGGACACGCTGGTACTGGCCCCAACGAAAAAGAGCGTCGATTTTGTGGTTCAGATAGCGGTCAGCGGTCTGACGATTGCACAGGCCACCCCACTGGTTCAGTCGACCATTACTGATTTTATGGACCGCCTGGAGCCGGGCCAGTCGCTAATTATTTCTCAGCTCGAAACCGAAATTTCATTAATACCGGGAATAACGGACCGAAAAATAATAACGCCCGCCGGAAACGTTACGGCAGTAATTGACGAAACCACCTGGGAATGGTTAAGGCCGGGGAATATTGATGTGGAGCCACTGGCATGAATACGGTGGATTTATTTCGCTCTTTATTACCGCCCGTTAGTTATGACCCTAACGGGAAATATCTTTCCGCAGAATTAAAGGCTGAAGCCAATTTGATGGACGCGGTCCGGGCCTCAGCGGCCCGCGTTCTGGCCTCGATTACGCCGTTCTATTCATCGGCGACGCTTTCGGACTGGGAAAGGGTCTATGACGTTGTACCCCGTGAAGGAGCCACGCAGCAGGAACGCCGCCAGAACGTACTGGTCAAGATGGCCGCCACGGGCGGGCTGTCCATTCCTTACTTCACCAACCTGGCCGCCAGTCTGGGTTACACGATAACCATCACCGAGCCGCGAGCGTTCCAGGCCGGTGTAAACCGTTGCGGCGACACGCTCTGGGTGGAGGGGATGCGCTGGGTCTGGCAGGTCAATGTTATTGGCTCCCAGACGCCTAAATACCGATTCAGGGCCGGAGCCTCAGCAGCAGGCGAGCCGCTGCTGGCGTTCGGTGAATCCGTATTAGAAACCACTTTTAAAGACCTTAAACCTGCGTTTACGGACTGTTATTTCACGTATGAGGATGATGAATAATGCAGAACCTGATGCCACCGGTCGACACACCGGACAACCTGTTCCACGATGGCAACCCGACAACAGGCGTCGAAGGAACCATCGTTACCGCTGAGTTTTTAAACGATGTTCAGGGCGCTATACAGGACACGCAGACCGAGAACATCGCCGTTCTGGAGGCAGCGGAGCTGGAGCCAGATCCGACAAAGCACGACCAGCTTTTAACCGCGATTCAGGCGCTTATTACTAAGGCAGTGAGCGCGGCCAAATACGTCCCCGAAGTGGGCGAATTATTCATATCGACCAAGAATGTCGACCCCAATACCAAATATCCAGGGACCACGTGGGCCTATCTCGGCGAGGGGCTGACCCTGAGAACGGGCAAGGCTGATGGTTCCGATGTGGGGACGGATATCGGGGCTGACAGTGTCACCTTGTCTGCTGATAATCTTCCTGCACACACCCATAGCATCGGAGGCAGCACAGGCGGTTCGACAGACGTTAGTGCTAATACAAGCTCTTATGACTATGGTTCACCAGCAACCAGCCAGACGGATTTAGGCTCGCCTTCGACCTCATCGTTCGATTATGGCTCACCGGCGACAAGCACGGGTGGCGGTCATAGCCACGCACAGAGGGCCTGGAGAGATGGAGGGGGCGGAAGTAATACCTACATTGATCGCAACACTTTCACAAAGGCAGGATACGAAGATAACAGTTCTTATACAGTGGCAGCCGGGGACCATGCTCACTCAGTTCCTATCGGTGCGCATAGCCATACTGTCGGGATCGGCGCACATGCTCACTCAGTTCCTATCGGTGCACATAGTCACACGGTGACAGTCCCAGGACATAGCCACACCTTACCAGCCGACACGGGCAGTGTCGGCTCTGGTGCGGCCATCTCTGTCGTATCAAAATCTAAACTTGTCATGGTCTGGGAACGTACAGCCTAAAAAAAATGCCCCTATTCGTAGGGGCATTCGTTGTTTTCATCTTCTTTTAATTCGTCCTGGTGGAAGCATCGATTAACGACCCAACCAACCACCAGCCACAGCACGATTAAGCACAATATACCTTCAAAAATCATTGTCTCCCCCTTTTTTGGGAGACCTTACTCAGTTAATCCCTTTGAAGATAATGGTTATTATCGATCAGATTCTTAGGATTGATCGTTAACACCGATCAATCTATTTTGAGGGGGTATTTAATGCAGCGGACTTTATTATCTTTGCAATCAATTCTGGACTGTCCAAAATCGCCATTTTTTAGGGGCTTAGTCAGTCCAGAATTGACCGCGAAACAGTCCAGAAAATTTCGCCGCGCTACAAATCAGCACAATCAGCAGTAACAGAACCATTGGGATTTGCACCAGCCCGAGGCTCGTCAGAACGCTATGGCTAAGCGCCAGCAACTGAGTAGTCGGCATATCGGTCGCGATATACCACGGGCCCTGAATTTTACTCATGAACAAGGTATGCGACGTGCCGTCATTGTCGTAATCCGCCACCAGGCCTGACTGGTCGTTAATCTGATCCAGACCTTTGCGGATTTGCATGGCCAGCGGTGAGTTTTCCCCCAGAGACGCCAGTTTCGGTAGCTTTTCATCCGTGGAATGGCTGGTGCCGACGATGGTGCCGTCTTTCTCCACGATATAAATTGTGGCGTGAACCTTTTTCTCCATTTCCGTCACCAGCTGGTTAAAGAAACCCAGCGTC